ATTACCTTTTTGAGTTTGTAATACTTTTTTAATCCTTGTAATCTTTTCAGAATTAACTTCTATTTTCTTTTCTACTTTCGAAAATTTTTCTTCTAACCCCTTAATGCGGATTAAAGATTTTCTAACATGTCCTGATAACTTACTTAATGTCTTATGAATATTTCTAATAGACCCCGTAGAATCACCAGCAATATCCTTATCACCAAATACTGCTGATGAAATCTTCAACTTTGGAGTATCTTTAATTTTTATATTAGATTCCATTCTGCTGTTGTGCTTTTAGGTTTTCATCTTCAATATGTTGTTGTAATAGAGCAAGATATATTTCTTTTTCCCACGGAATCATATTTTCTAACTCTGTTAGTGAGTATTTATGATGTTGCATCAAAGCAAAGTTTATCTTGTAGTATGACTCAAGACTTGTATGAGCCATACCTAACTGAAAAAACTTGCTAACCCTTCAAGAACAACATCACTCTCTACATTAGTATTTGGATTTTTTACTTTTACTGTATGAGAAAGTTTTGGCATTGTTTCAAAAAACTTTTCAATTTCTTTGAATTGCTTACTGTTTAATTGATCAACAAATTCTGTCAATTCTTTTTTGCTACATTCTGATGCACTCCAACTTTCTTCTTTATCATAAACCATTTCGATACAAGAAGTAATCATATCTAATGATTTCGTAACATCACTTACATTATCATTTATTTCAAAATTATTACCAATAAATTGTTCAAAAGAAGGATACCTCAATTTCATTGAATATGCATCATCTAATTTAATAATATTCTTGTGTTCTTTACTTTTTTGAACTTTAATTAAATCAATATCAATTTCCACATCAACAGTTGTCTCACCATCATCAGGACAAGAAAGTTGAATTTCTACGGTTTCTCCTACAGACCTTGCACGAACATTTAAGAACAAATATTCAATATCAAAAATTGCAAGAGACTGGACTTTAATACCTCTTGTTATAATACAATTATTCAAGATTTGAATAAGACCATCAGAGATCTGTTTCATATCTTCAGTTTCTAATGCAATTAAAAGAATTTTTTCTTCTTTAACTAGAAAAGGACGATACTTAATTTTCTTTCCACTTGAAGGCAACTCCATCTCATAAGTCGGAGTATTAATTTTAGGTAAAGGCATGATGACCCATTATAATTTCAGTTGTGATTATTTAGATGAGTACACCTGTGGCAGAATCACGAGGTACAAAATTACTACCCGGTCCGTAGGTGTTACCATAATCGATGTTGGTGCCATTTCCACCATTTTCAAATTGTGGATAAGTCCACTGTTCTTTAGTTAGTTTTGCAACTGGATTTTGTTTTGAAGTTGGTTTTGCAACTGGATTTGGTTTTGAAGCTGGTTTTTTATTTGATTTAGATCCACTATAAGATCCTGGATTTATAATGTAACGATCATAATTAAATGTTACACTAATTTTAAGTAAATCTGCAGTTCCATATGCTACAGGAATTGATGTCATAGATTTTGGAAATGCATTCTTAAACTGATATACTATTTCATTCTTATAGTCTTTCTCAAATTTAGAAATATACATCGTGTCAACTTTATATGTGTCGGGATATTGAAATCTTCTATAGTAACCAGGTTTATTTTCATCTTCCCCACTACCACTTGAAATATAATCCATCCATCCTTCAAATATTCTCAAATTCTTGTAATCATTATCAACATAAAATGTGAAATTTATATCAGTATATAATCTCGTATGTGCAAATTCTTGAGGGATACCCATGAAATCACCTTTCACCTGTGCAGTTGCATATCCACTCGCAGGAAGAACTGCTTCAGAACATAAAAGTCCTGATTTGCGTGATACAAAATCTCTTGCATCACTAACTCCAAATTTTCTACTTATATGATTTACTACAGCATTATTTAATGCAGAAAAACTTACAACATAATGGTTAGTTTGAGATATTTTACCAAAGATGTCTTTGGCATCTCTCATTGAAATTATTTTAGATGACGGACTCGGCACTCTAAATACCTATAAGACTACTTTATTATTAATTATTTAGATGTCATATAAGGGGAAATACAAACCATCTTATCCTAAAAAGTATAAGGGTGATCCCAATAACATCGTTTATCGTTCCTTATGGGAACGCAAATTTATGGTTTATTGTGACAATAACCAGAATATTTTAGAATGGGCAAGTGAACAAGTTATTGTTCCCTATCGTTCACCCATTGATAACAGATACCACAGATACTTTCCAGACTTTTATATTAAGGTCAAAGAATCAAATGGTATGATTAAAAAAATGATTATTGAAATCAAACCATTTAAGCAGTGTATCGAACCTAAAGTTAAAAAAAGAAAGACGAAAGGTTATATCTATGAAGTCGTTGAGTATGCTAAAAATCAGGCAAAGTGGAATGCCGCTAAAGAATGGTGTTTAGATCATGGTTATGAGTTTAAGGTCCTTACAGAAAATGAATTATTTTAAGTAATGCCAAGAAAGACACTCCAACAAAGAAGAAATCCAACAGAAGATAATGATAATCGTGTGCGTGGTGTTGTTGATAATTTAATTGGTATAGAAAAACCTGATGATATTATGACTGAATTAATCAGTGTTTTATCCGAAGGTGGTAAAGTTCCTTCTAGTGGAAAATATTATACCTTCTTTTATAATGCCAAGACACCAGGAATGCAGTATGACCAACACCCTCTTGTAGGTGTTACAGAAGTATTCTCTTGGGGGTTTCGTGGAATTAATTTCCACTGGAATACACAGAATAGTAGAAGGCAATATGATTACAATCAAATCATTGGTGGATTATACGAAATCTATCCAGAAGAGATGTCTGATGTGATAGAACTCGGTTTTGCTAAAGTTCGTTCTAAATAGTTGTAAAAAGAAAGAAATATGAATGAGGATAATACAGAGATTACTAATAGGTTTACTAATAGTAATGGCGAAAGTACTCCTTTTCTCACTGATGGACTTAACATCGTAACAACTAATCCTATTGATGGAGGTTCTACTGCGAATCCATTTACCGGATCAAATGAAAATTTTAATCCTGAACCTGGTTATAATGAATTTAAGTCAACAAGAAGATTAACCCAGAAAGGAACTAAACAAATATTAAGATATCCAGTAGCAGAAATTCATGATACTACAGATTATTTGCAGATAAAAGTAGTTAGATATAAAACTATTCCTGAAAACTCTGGAGAAAAAAATAAAATTATAGGAGCACCTGGTTCCAGAAGAAATTCAAATAAAGAAGAGTCCCTGGCAACCATATTTTTGCCAATACCATCGGCCATACAAGACCGAAACTCAGTATCTTATCAAAATTCTAATATAAATGCGATTGCTGGAACTGCTATAGGAGGTATTCAAAATATTATGCAAGCTGGTGAGTTTAGTATGGAGGGTGTTACTAATGTAGCAGGTGAAATTAAAGATGCCGTTTCAAAAACTTTTGGAGCTGCAGGAGGAGGAAATAGAATTTTAGATTTAATTACCAAATCTCTTGCATCACAGGCACTAGGTGTATTTGGAGGTAATGTTTCCGTAGATCAATTGCTGGCAAGAGGAGAAGGAATAGTTTTTAATCCAAATATGGAACTTCTTTTTAATGGTCCAAGTCTTAGGCAATTTGCATTTTCCTTTCAGATGACTCCAAGAAGTCAAACAGAATCTGATGCCGTTAAGTCTATTATAAGGACTTTTAAGTCAAATATGGCACCTCAAGTAACTACAGAAGGAAGTGGAAGTCTATTTCTTAAAACTCCAAATGTTTTTGAGTTAACTTATAAGCAAGGAAAGGATCCACATAGTTTTTTACACCAATTTAAACAGTGTTTTCTGGAAAATGTATCGGTCAATTATACTGGTGCAGGAACTTATGCGACATATGGTGATGGAACACCAGTATCAATCATTATGAACTTACAATTCAAAGAAATTGAACCGATTTATGATATTGATTACGAAAATGAAGGTCCTCTTGCAGATGGAAATGTGGCATTTAATCAATCAACAGGAGTAGGATACTAAAATGGGATACTTCAGAGAACTACCAGATGTAGAATATCAGTCATTTTTGTCTGATGCAATTTCATCACAAGATTACTTAAAAGTCAAAAACTTATTCAGAAGAAATAAGTTACGTGATGACTTACAAAATGTTTTTACAATCTTCAATAAGTATGAAATCGTAGAGGGTGCCAGACCTGATACTGTTGCCGAAGAGATTTATGGAAGTGCTCAACTTGATTGGGTAGTCTTAATGACTGCCGGTATTATTAATGTAAGAGATGAATGGCCTTTATCTAATTACCAATTATATAAGTATGCAGAAAATAAGTATAGTGTAGAGAACTTATCTGATATCAATCATTATGTTACTAGAGAAATTAAAGATTCTAATGGTAGGTTAATTCTTCCGGCAGGTAAAGATGTCAATGAAGACTTTACTTTAAATTATAGTGATAATGGTTCTAAAGTTTCTGTATCTGGTATTTCAGTAAGAAGAGGAGTATCAAACTGGGAATATGAAACAATTAAGAACAATAAAAAATCCTCGATTTATTTACTAAAGCAAGGATATTTACAACAATTTTTAAATGATATGAGAGAGATTATGACTTATGGTTTATCCTCAGAATATGTGAATGAATCACTGATTAGAACTGAGAATACCAAAGTCACAATCTCTAACTAACTCAGTCTGCTGCGAGTGCGGCAAAGTATGAGAGTGTATCATCATCGTCGTCATCAGTCTTGGTAGGAGACAAACTATCAAGTTCTTCCTTCATTGATTGAGGAACTGAAGGTGCTGATTCTCCACGATTCTGCTGACGGAACTCTTCTTCTTCCTGAACGGATTCTTGGTCTTGGAACTTAGTTGTTCCTTTGATACCAAGAACATAATCAAGACGCTTCTTCAGTTCATCATAGGACTTGAATTGGTCTGGAGCAACAAACTCTTCGAGAGAATACTCTTTCTTCCAGATTGCTTCCATTGCTTCATCATCTTCCAGAAGTGCATCCTGACGGGCAAACTCCGAAGAATCATAGTTGCGATAACCGGCAACATTCTTTGCCTTCAGTTTGAAGTTAGCACCCTGCCAGAAGTCAAATGGATCAATTGCTTCCTCGTCCTCAAACTCAGGTTGCATTGCGGCAGTAATCTTATCAAAGATTTTCTTACCGAACTTATACAAGAATACTTGACCTTCATTGGAAGGATTAGCAGGATCTTTTACAACATAGATGTTTGCAACATAAGTCAGTTTACGTTTCTGCTTACGTGCTTGGTCTTTACCACTATCAGTGCCATTATTCCACAGCATCGTGTTGTATTCTGACATTGGATCTTTTTGACCCAGAGTAGTCAGAGAGTTTTCAATATACCATCCACCAGGACCTTGGAAGGCATGGGAATAGAGTTTTTGGAACGGAAGGTCTTCACCTTCAGGAGCAGGAAGGAAACGAATAACGGCATAACCATTACCGCCTTTATCACATTCTAGTTTCCAGAGACGTTCATCACCTGAACTACCTGCATTATTCATTTTTTCGACTTCTTTGACTAGTTTTTGTGTCAAAGAACCAAGTTTGGATTGCTTTTTAAGATCAGCAAAAGACATTTAGATTACCTTAGATTAGTTTGGATGTTTTGGATTTACTTAGATAGTATAACAGAAATTCTCTCAATCGTCAATATAATCTTTGAGAGATTTGATTGTGGCATTCATACTACCGAATAAAGTCATCATATCAGTCTCTGGTGGGAAACCCATCATTGAAACTGACTTGCGTAGATTATCTTTCATTTCGATGGCTTTTGGGTCATCCGAAAGAGATAATCTTGTATACATCACTTGCTGTTTTTCAAGCAAGTTTGTAAGTATTTCAACGTGCTCAAGTTTTTGTTCACGGGACATATTACCGAAAGTAATAAAACTTTCATAGATTTTTTCTTGCATTTCATTAATTTCACTCAGTTCTTCCTGAATGATTTCAGAATCAAAAAAGTCACTCATCTACAAGGTCCCGCAAAATCTTTTTGAATTTGAACACATCAATATTTAGAAAGGGAGAATATTTTTGGAGTTTTAAACTTACGGTTTCCCATACAGGATCTTTCAGTTCTTTATCAAACTTCTTTCTGAATGAGAATATTCTATCATAGATTACAAAAGTTTCAAGACTTATGTCTCCACCAAGAAACCTTTTTAAGATTGTTGGATGACCTTTCGAGCAACTGAATAGATTCTCTAATTCGTTGTTCGAGAGTAATTCGTTGCTTTGTTCTTTGAACAAGTAAGTCAAACTCTGTTGTCTCTTTGTCCAATCTTGGTAGGTTCTTTCTCCAGAACTGATAATTTCTCCAATCCATACCTGATTTACACTAGTAGATTCTACAAAGTTTGCGACCAAAAAATTAACAATCTCTTCGTCCTTATATTTACGACTTGTTTTTTCGAAGAAGTAACGGTCTTTTCTTTTGTAAAAAGATTGAAGAGAAGCCCTTACCTTTTTATTGTATTTGAAATAATCGTATTTTCTATTACTAAAATGCGATTTCAAAGCAAGGTATTCACAATAAACTTGATACGGGGTCACCTTCAACTTTCACATTTCAACTGTATGTATTATAGCAGTCTTTAAGTTTGGAGTCAAGTTTCTTTCTTCGGTGATAATATTCCCTGTGATATTCTCTCAACTTTTCTTTATTCTTTTGTTGATATTCTCTTTGTGTTTCTGCGATACGATCTTTGTTATTATCCCTATAAATCTTATCTGCCGCCTTCTTGCGTTCAGAGTTTCTCGCGTTCTCGTTTAGTTTTTCTTTATTTTTATCTCTATACTTTTTCTTTATTTCTTTGACCCGCTCTTTGTTTTCAGTGACCCATCTATTATAAGTTTCTCTACCCTTTTCGGATTGTTGATATTTTTTAACAATATCTTTTCTTCTTTCTTTAAACTCTTCTTCAGTTTCTCTATACCGACTATTTCTTTTTCGCCCACCGACACTCGTATTGAGTAGAATACCTCCTTCACACTTTCTACCATAGACTTCTATAAGATACTCTTCATACTTATAACTCTCTTCTTCGTCGTCAAAGGTCTCAACGATTACTATTCTATCTCTAGGTGGCGGGTTACCGATTAAGTGCTTAACATATGCCCTATATTCTTTGCCCTTACCCACATAATAGGGAGTCCGGTCCTCTCTTAACCAGAGATAAACGTAATACATTTCTGCTTTGACTGTCGTTGCAATTATTTATACAAGAAAAGGGTCATAAAGACCCCATTCCGCTTGAATAACGACAGACAAGCACTAATATTTATTCCTCATCATAAGGGCAGTTTTGCTTTCGAAGTTGCTTTCATAAAATTAAGTCTCGTAGCATCCCACTTCAATTTTTCTTTCAGTGGTTTTGATACAAGTTTTGTGACTGATTCTACATCAAGTTCATTAAGTTCACAGTAGTGAACAATTGCATCAATATAATTAATTTTCTCTTCTGCAACAATCTTTTCAATTTCAAGTGCAAACCTAGATGGTGTTAGAAATTTACTTGCAATTGCTTTTTCTAGTTCCTTATTCGGTTCCATATAGTTCCAGTTTATCTGTAACAAACTTTCTAATGTATTCGGTAAGAAGTTTGATGTACTTTGATTTGTCTCTTTCTTCGTAGACGACGCATTCTCCATTTTCACAAGCCATGATGATTACAAATTTTTTGACCGGAATACCAGTCATTTCATACAACATACAACCATATGCTGCACATTGGACAAAATAGTTTTCGATCCAATTTCTTGGTTTCGGTTTTTTAGAAGTCTTGAAGTCAATTATTGCTAATTCACCCTCGTATTCTGCAATACAATCGACGGTTCCAGCAATTCCTAACTGCTTACTATATAGGGAAGTTTCCAGAGCATGAATATTATCAATATTCTTTAAAGTTCCCTTAGAAATCTTAAATAAGAACTCAGAAATAGGAGGAACTTTCGGTAACTCTATATTCTTTAGGTGACACTCAGTAAGAGTGTGCATATCAGTCCCACGACGTGTTGCCGCCTTTGTGACTCGATTTGCTTCTTCATCACCAACTCTTTTTCTCCATTTTACAAAAGTCTCCTTATTATAATGACTAGTTACCGAAGTGATAGAAACTAATTTTAAGAGTTCTTTTTCATCAGGAACAGAATAATATCTGACTCCATCAATAGTCTCCCTCTCAAGAGTAGGGAGATTCAAATCAACATGATTAAACATTAAAAACCTGCTTCTGTTTTTGCTACGATATACTCTTTGACTAGACCAGATCGAACAATATCATCAATACCAAACTCAATTATATCAAATGATGGCATTTTACGCAAGATGTTCATAAAGTCAACAATACCATTCCTTTCATTTGCCTTATTCAAATCTGACTGACGAGCATCACCACAGAAACAAATTTTGGTATTTTCACCAACACGAGTGATGATACTATCGAGTTCATGAAAATTCAGGTTCTGAAATTCATCAACAATTACAATCGCATCATCAAGTGTGGTTCCACGAAGAAATGATGTGCTCCAGAATTTAATTGATTCTTGAGATTTGAGATTGCCATATAACATCTCAAAATCAGCATCACTTGGCATCTGGAACATATACTTTACCATATTCTTATATGGAATTTGGTAGATGTCTGCCTTGTCTTCATGGGATCCAGGAAGAAACCCAATCTCTCTGGTTGCTACAAGAGACCTCACAAGGTATATTCTCTCATAAGGAGTGTTCTCATCTAATACATCTTTAAGTGCGTTGAAGAGGGTTATAAAGGTCTTTCCTGTCCCTGCACAACCATATGCGACTAAATGCTTTCCTTCCTTATAAGAATCAAACAGTCTTTTTTGATTATCATTACGTGGGTCTATGTCTATTAAGTATGAAGAACTTAATGGTTT